GTCCCAAGCTAAATCCGCCCTTCAGGCGTTCAACAAGGCACTATGTTGGAAACAAGGGATGTCTTCGTGCCAATATAAGACAACCTCAACACGCTAGAACACGTGTCAAGAGTGGGTATACAAATGTGTTTGGAAACACTCACGCTTCCACAAACGTGAGTGAACCTGCTAACACGCCCAATTACTTGGGCGTGCTTCGCAACACTGCGCCTTTCGGCGACTTCTTGTCCTCCGGTCCGGGCCAGTCGAAACGAATTCGAGCAAGCCCGGCCCATGGACCAAGTTGGATGTCATCAGCCATCGCTCCCCAAATCTGGTAATTAGTACCCAAATTGGCAAAGCATGTCTCACGAACATCGTTATGGTCCCATTCTCCGGCATCTCCTCCCCCGATCGGGTTCACTTCCGCAAAGGGAAAGCGGTTGAACCAAGGGACAGAGACTTCGAGAACTGGCGACACCACTGGAGGAGTGATGGCCATGGGGGTTGCACCATTGTAACTAAGGTTGGTGAAAACCCGAGGCATTGCAGTCGTGAATGTATTAGCAGTCACGCTGGAAGTTAATGCCTTAAAAGACACCCCACCACGGTAGTAGCGGAATGGGAACATAATCCAATAGGACCAGTTAATAAAGGCTAGAGCGTCGTAAGACTGCTCGTTGCCAGTATAGTCCGGAGGCCTATTCTGGATGATGGGAGCGGTTCCATTGTGTAGGTTGCTCCAAAGAGTGAACCTCTTCAAAAGGTCAGTGATGCGATCAGGCAGGTCGGCAACACCAATTCCCTGTTCCATTACTGGACGAGCAGGGAAAATGGGTTCCGATAATTTCTGGGTGAATGCAACCATGTCCATTTGGGCTTCGGGCGGGTAGGGATCATCATTTGTGTCCCAGTCCGCAACCATGCCATGAGGTAAGTCAATGGGTTCAGCAAACTGGAAAGAGGAACCTGCGCCAACGTAGACGGAGCAATAAACGGAAGGTGAGATCCCGTTAACTTGCGATGTAACCGTAGTATCCAATTGCACAATAAGCTGCCCATTAGAGGTGGCAGCATAATCGGCATCAAGGATTTCAGTGATAACATCGTTCGTTCGAGTGAGGTACCAAGGGGCAACCCCGCTCATAGGGACCTCGAATTCGCAGATCGTTGTTCCATTAACGTCAACGACCTTACTCACCATGTCAGCGACATCATCCGCTGCAACAACTGCAGAAGTGCTAATGTCGGGAATCCATGTAATCCGAACCCTACTAGCTACACCAATGGGAGAAGAGAAAATGAAGAGGTACCGAATAGCACCCCTCCACATCCTAAAAGCCAT